ACACCCGGTATGCAAGAACTGAAGCGGTATGGCTTATCAACCATGATTAGCGGTAGTGTAATCTACCAGCGGGAGGTGGGTCTAAGAAATTTATTGATTTTGTAGATGATGGTGTATCATCCAAATACACAATAACTCTCCCCGAGGGTTATACTATGCTGGAAGAAGATGGAGAGGTTAAGAGATTATGATAAGGCGTAACTTCTTAAGAGGCTTATTATTTTCAGTCATGATGCCAATAGCGTTCGCTGTAGGAGTAACTAAATCTAAAATTGAGGATATTAAGAATATCGTCTATGTTTATGGGGTAGAGGATCTACCTCCTCGTGGACATCTTCGTATTTTTTGGCTAGAAAATAATACTACTTACGCTTGTCAGGGCTCATTTGATTTAGAGGATTATACGACAGCTATCGATAAAGGGACTTGTTGGATAACCACTGCTGGTCGTGATGGTGCGACCACATATACAAGTTTCGGGAGATAATCCCCATTTGACCAGCCCCCGACATAATGTATAATATATACAAACTTAACTAAAGGGGCGAGTAATGTCTTTAATTGAATCAGGCGCATATGAACAAACAGATAAGTTGGGGGCGGCTGGTGCAGCTGCTGGGGCTAATTTTGTCCTATCCAACCAATCAGGTAATGATAAAAAGATGACTATCACCCAGTTGGCCACTTTTATGTTGACCAATCTTGGTAATATAGAGGCCACATCTGTAACAGTTACCACACTCAGTGCTACAAATGCCAATATCGCCAATGATACTACTATCGCAGAAGCTGGTAATATTATTGTTGGGACCACAACTGGTACACAGATCGCCACAGCATCGGGGCAGAAGATTGGCTTTTATGGGGCTACTCCTGTCAACAAAGGTACTGCCTTAACAGCTGCTGATGCTGTTGCATTGGATGCTACTTACGATGTCACAGAACAAACAACACTTAGTAATATACGTGTCCGTCTTAATGAAATGGAAGTTATTTTACAAGACGTAGGGCTTGTTAATTAATGACCAACACAAAAGATTGGTTGGCTAATAATCGTGATCTAGCCTTGGAGATTAATGAGACTGGCATACAAGCTGCCAAGGATGCTGTTCCAACTCTCACTCGGCGTTTCCTTCTCCAAGAAGATCTTAGGGATGAGGTCGTTAGGTTGTTAAAGATGCTGAAAGTTAATGGGTACCAGTGTGACCCTACAGAGCTTATGGAGTTACCTGAGCTGGAGGAATGGTTTGTTAAGGAGAAAGCATGAGTAAGATAAAAAAGACCGTATCAGATGCCAGGCCAACACTGGAGGATAAACCAGTAGAGGGAGAGAATCTATTATTCCCTGAGGAGATAGAACCCACTGTCACTGTTGTACCTAAGAAGAAAAAGAAAACCGTTAAGAAAAAGAAAGCTAAAAAAGATGCCTAAACATATTAAGAAACCAAAACCTCGGCCTAAACCTAAGCCTAGATGAATGCTCCATTTGTGTCAATTACTTCAAATATCCCCTACTTAAGCAAAGTAAGGATTACTCATGGCAGATGACAACTTAGCAAAGATTCAAGTTCTTCTTCAGAAGATAAAAGGGGAGATAAAGATTAACGAAGTTCATCTTTCTAATAAAGTTGAGAAGACAGTATTCATACAAGCAATCGCTGATTTAAAAGAAGATTATAATAAAATGCACAATAAGCTCTTATTGAAAGCAGCGTTTATCGCTGGTGTTATTGGTGGGGTAACAGGATTAGTGTTCTAATGACAAGCAAGAAAGGCTCATTATGAGACCAAAAATAGAAGAACTGTTGGAGGAATTGGATGAATGCCAGAAAAAGTTGATCTCCTACCCTAACCCCCCAGAACAAGATTCCACACAAACAGTTGACATTTCTAGCGAAAATGGATAATATTTAAGTAGCTTTCCTCCAGGAAGGAATGCTTTTCTTCTCTCAGGAGGAGGCTCATTGCCCTGATGCTTCCTCCATTTTTTCTCAAGGAAGGGAAATGACAAATGGTCAAAGATAAGATAAAAGGTTTTAAAGTAATAGTGGAAGGCCAGTACTATTCTACTTCTGGCAATAAAGACCTTAGAGGTTTTAAGCAAACATTCTACTTACCTGAAGTAGTTACATATCGAGAAGGCAATACTTATAGAAAAGTTAAAATAGATGGTAAGTGGGTAGACACAACAGAAGTCATTCCTGTGGTCAAGAAAGGCAATGTCAGTAAAGGCAACCTAGCTCTCCACCTTATTCGTAGGTTTTATTTGGAATTTAAGTTAAGAGAAGACCTGGAGGATTTTGTTAAAGTCAGGACTTGTCGGATATTTTCTATAAAAGAAGAAATGATAAAACAGGATGATTTTCTTAAGAAAGATATAAATGATCTCACAGAAGCTGAGTTGAATCAGTTTGTTTTGATACGTGATCTCAATGTTTATCTTACTGCATACGGAAGTCTTGTTGCTCAAAAGGAAGCTGTTAAAGAAGCCTATAAGCAAAAACTTCTGGAGCTTTCTGAGAAGAAAGAGAAAGTAACAGAAGAAACAAATATTTATCAAGCTGAGTTAGATCGACTAGAGGAAGGCCCTGTCTCAAATAATATAGATGATCTCTTCACTTAAGCGGGTGGCTAAGAAAGGGAAAGCCGGGAGAGAATTCCTAGAGGAGTTGATGTCTCAGCAAGTTAACCTTGATGGGGATACTGAATTTCTCGAAGATCTAAACATACCAGAAGAAAATCGAGAAGGGCTGACTTATAACGAAGTCCTCTGGACACGGCTACTGCATAAAGCGTTGGGTGGTGACATGAAGGCTATTCAAGAAGTATTAGATAGACGATTCGGTAAAGCTCAGCAACATATTCTTAATGAAAATCTCAATTATAACTATACAGATTTGTTAAAAGACATTCGAGAAGCAGATGAAAAAATCAAGGTGCCCCAGGTAATAGAGTTAGATTCTCCGAATGTCGACAGGGGATCTTCTGAGAACGCTATACTTGAAGATCTGGGGTTTTAATTATGTATCTAAACCATTCGGAACATAACCTTAAAATACATTTGTCGCGATTGATGCATTCGGTATTGTACCATGTCATCTATATCTAAAACAGATAGACAGACACATAATCGTCTAGATCAAGATTTTCCCTATTTCTCAAGACATATTCTTAAGATAAAAACAAAAGAGGGGTTTATCCGTCCTTTTGTATTCAATCAAGCTCAGACATATTTACATAAGAGACTAGAGGACCAGTTACATGATCTTGGTCGAGTACGGGCTCTACTTGTAAAGGGTAGGCAGCAAGGCTGTTCTACTTATGTTGAGGGGAGATATTATTGGAAAGCTGTCAGGAAAGGTGGTAAGAATGTTTTTATATTGTCACATGAATCAGAAACAACAAAGAAGTTGTTCAAAATGGTGGAGCGATACTGGGAACTATCTCCTGAGCCAGCGAGACCCCAAGCCAAGATCGCTAACCGACGTGAGTTTGAATTTAAAGATATTAGCTCGGAGTATGCTGTTGGCACAGCAGGGAACGAGAACGTTGGACGTGGTGGAACAGTGCAGTTATTTCATGGGTCAGAAGTTGCCTTCTGGGAAAAAACTCAAGGAATTAAAACAGGAATTCTACAATCTGTCCCTGATCTAGCTGACACGGAAGTCATTCTAGAATCCACAGCTAATGGGATGAGCAATGATTTCTATACTATGTGCATGGAAGCATTGGAGGGGAAGAGTGATTACATTGTTATTTTCATTCCCTGGTATTGGCAGGATGAGTATTCTAGAAAAAAACCTGCTGATGGGGTGATGGAGTTATCAGATGAAGAAATCGAATACAAAGACCTCTATGAACTCAACAATGAGAAAATCTATTGGAGAAGATCCAAAATTGTCGAATTCGGAGAGGAGGGAGACTGGATGTTTAAACAAGAGTATCCAGCATTTCTCCAGGAATCTTTCCAAACGTCGGGTCGAACTCTTATCAATCCACAATCAATTATCAGAGCCAGAAAGTCCAAGATTAAAGATGAGGTTGCACCGCTTGTGCTTGGTGTTGACCCTGCTCGTACAAATGACAGAATCATTCTCGCGCCCAGGCAAGGGAGACATTACTGGCCTCATATTGAGCTTAAATTTCGTAAGGATGAGGAACAGATCACGACAAAAATAGCTCAGTATGTATCCAACTGGATCCATATGCATAAACCCCAAAAGGTGTTTATTGACACAGGAGAAGGGTGGGGAGTTATAGATCAGCTCAAAAGTTATGGCCATGGCAACATGATAGAGAGTGTACCTTTTGGGTCAACAGCTATAGATTCTTCCACTTTTGCCAATGTTCGGGCGGAAATGTGGTGGAGGTTGATGCTCCATATCCATGGAGATGATGGGCCTATAGATTTACCTGATTCAGATGATCTTCAGAAAGATCTTATGAGTATGCCGGAAGCTATCGCTACTCAGTCTGGGAAAAAGAGATTCCCGCCAAAAGTGGAAATTAAAAAGAATCTTGGTTGTAGTCCTGATATTGGGGATGCTTATGCTCTTACCCATAGAAATTATATTTTAAGAGACCCTGCAGTTACTGGTAATATTAAAAAGAAAAATCATTCTTTAGTTACTACTCAGAAACGCTATAATAAGGGGTCCATTCGAATTAGGGATAGGCGGGCGCGGAGGTAAGTATGGGCTCATTTACATCAACTATATTTAGCGGAGCTTCAGATGTTGGGACAGATATCGCTAGATCTGCTGTGGAAGAACAAAGAGAAAAGAAAAAAGCTAAGGCTGCTGAGAGAAAAAGCCAATTAGCCCTCCAGCAAGAAGAGACTGCTCTACTCCAGAAACAGGCTCAAGATAATCAAAAACTCCTTAGAATTGGGGCAAATGCTCAAATTGCCACTTCTTCTAGAGGAGTTTTAGGTGAGCCCATTGTGGGTCGTAGACGGCTAAGGATCTAAAAATGGTTATTAAAACAAGCACTAATCAAGAAGTGCCATTAAAAGAAAAGCCTTTAACTGGCTCAGAAGCTGTTGTTAGAAATACTTTAGCTCGGCTCAAACAACTAAAAAACAAAAAAGAACCTTGGTTGGATCAATATCAGCTTTTAGGCGAATTCATCCATATGCGAAAACAAGAGTTTCAATCGCAGCATCAAGCGGGTGAGTTTCTTACTCGAGAAATATTTAACGCTACCGGTCCCCAGGCTGCTGAAACTGCTGCTTCTACGCTCATTGCCTTATTGTGGCCATCAAGTGGAAATAGATTCAAGATGAACCCTCCGTTTGAACTGGAAGGAACAAAGGAAGAAAAAGAGTATTATGAGTTTGGTACTCGTACAATTCTCCGAGTTATGGATGACCCCAAGGCAGGTTTTGGCATAGCTACTGATGAGTATATGTTAGACCAAGTGGTATTTGGAACTTCTGGAACAGAATCAGTCAAAGACCAAGTTACTAAAGTTAGATACACAGCTTGGGGCATTTCACATATTTATATTGATGAGGGTAGAAATCGTAAGGTTGATACAGTTTATCTTCAAGTAAAATCTTCTACTCAAGGACTTGTCAAGGATTATGGACTTGAGAATGTTTCCGAGAAAACTAGAGAAGAATTCAATGAGGGTAAGTTTGATGTAGAAAAGATCCTTGTCATTGCCATCGAGCCTAGAATTTCAAGAATTCAGGGTAAAGAGGGTAACAAGAATATGCCTTTTAGTTCTGTTCATATTGAAGAGGGCGCGAAACACTTACTAAGAGAATCTGGATTTGATGATTTACCAGTACCAATTACAAGAGCTTCTAAACTCTTAGGTGAGATCTATGGTAGATCTTTTGGGATGAAAGCTCTCCCAGCTATCTTGGAACTCAATGCCATTTGGGAATCAGTGACAGTTGCGATAGAAAAAAGTCTTGATCCACCTCTTGGTGTTTATTCAGATGGTATTCTTGGTGGTGGTGAGATTGATACTTCTGCTGGAGCTATCAATGTTTTTAATCCATCAGACCAAGGTAAAGATAGACAACCTATATTTCAGTTATTTACGGTGGGTGAGTTCAAACAAATCGTAGCTTTAGTTCAGTCTCTAAATGAGGAGATAGGAAATTTCTTTTTAATTGATAGGCTTCTTGATTTCAATAACGAAACTAGAATGACTGCTACAGAAGCATCCATTAGAGACAGGATGCGTAACTCTACATTGAGCCGATTCTTTAATAGACAGATGGCTGAGTACTTCATTCCACAAATTGAAAGAACATTTAATATTCTTTTAGCTAGTGATGAGTTGGGGGTAATTGCAGGATCTCCTGGTGACGATGGAACAAAACGAATTATTCCAGATACTATTGCTAAACTTATGGCAGATGGGAAAGATGTATTTGATTTAACTTTCTCTACTCCCGCTACTCGTATCATGCAATCAGAGGAAGCAGATTCCATGCTTCGCCAAGTAGAGTATGCCACCGCCTGGGTTAGTCTGGATCAAAAAGAAATTTTGGATAATCAGAATTTTGATGAATCTTACAGAATTTACTCTGGCATCATTGGCGCACCTACTGAAACTCTTAATGCAGTATTAAAGACTAAGAAAATAAGAGATGACAGAAACGCAATAGCTGCTGATCTAGCTGAACAAGAAAGAGTTAAAACTTTAACACAAGGTATGCAAGCTGTCGGGAACTCAGGAATGGTTCCAACTACTAAACCTCAGGAAGCTGAATAACGTGCGCGCGTAGACGGGAAGGCATTTGCTGAGCTTGGATATGCAATAAATCTGAAAATTGAATAATCAGATTGTTGTCTATAGAGCCTGAACTCATTTGAATTCCTTTCTAATTAATCTACAAAACCTTATTTTCGGTCAAGTAAACCATTAGAGGGGATTCTAACGGGCTCTTTCCTACCCTCTTACGTGGGGGTATTCGTGCAGTTCTCTGCCATAAGTGGGCCTTTAAGGTAATCCACTATTAATATGATGCCACAAAATGTGTGGTAGCACAAGGATTAAGTTCCGTAAATAGCTTTGACTTGCGCTACTGTCGCTTCGTGCTCTGAGTTAAACTTATCTTTATAAGCGGGTGAAGCCATAAGTATGCGGCCCTTAGCACGTTTTTCTTCTGGAGTTAAGCCCCCAGGAGCAGGATCTCCACCAGGAATATCATCCTCGTTTATATATTTTTTTTGAATACTATTAAGTACTGCAGCTAACGGAACCAAAACATTATTAGGCAAATCATTAAATGCATTCTTAATATCGTCGGGTAAGTCTTTAGAATGAGCTTCTAAAAGAGCATTGGCTGTACTCAAGACAGTTTCTTTTTTATCGCCAAACATTTCTGTGGCCATTTTATCGAAATCAGCAGCTTGAACCTCTGTATCTGGAGCAAGACTTTTCATCAACTCAGTCCAGTCGGCATCAAGCCCTGCTGCTTGACCTTGGGAGACCCCATTTTTAAGCATCATGGCTCTAACTCGATTTTGGAAATCTTCATGACCTTTAACAGGGTCACTTAATTTATATCCTTCAGCATTCTCAGGAACCCCAAACGATTTATTAAAAGCAGATCGTTCTTCATCCGTAGAATTCTCATGAGGGATACCTGCTGGGCGTTCACCTTGCTTACTTTTAAGATCATTAGTCATTTTGAAAAAAGTAGGGATATCCGGAATATCTTTCACCCAACCTTTGTCAGCATAACCTTCTGGAATAATAGATGAGAACTCTACAGGCACCGTTGCTTCTGCTGGTGCTGAAGTATTAGGAACGGCTATTGACACCCCTCCAGTTGTCGATTCCTGAGGTGCCGCTTCTGTTGTCGCTGCTGTTTCTTCTGGCATA